CTTCCTAAATCCTTGTGGTAATTCAATAGTCCCTACACTAGAACTTTTTGAAAAGGTAAAGTATTTTTCACTCCCGTAAGATTCTTGAACTTTGATTTCATGCCCAAACTCTTTAGCCACAGTTTCTACTTTATTCACAATCAAATGATGATAATATGACATATCATGACTAATCAACATAGTAGGATGGATTAATACAGCCAACCTCATATCATCTCCTTTACATAACATATGATATTTCATATTCAAATCTTTCATTGCATATTTAATCTGATTAACATAGACCCAAACCCAGGCATATTGGTTTAACCCGTCTATTCCTCCTTGTTGTCCTTCCCAACTATATGTTATATCTCCATCAGGAACAACAAATAAGCTCTTCTCGTAAGCTTCATGGATTCTATGCATGACATCATTTCCAAAGATCTTTGATAATGTCTCTCTTATTACAGGACATACTGTTTCGTCTCTAAAACAGTTATTCCATCCACTACTATCAAAGTTTATGTACAACACCTTGAATCCTCTATAGGCTTTCAGAATTGTCCTGAAAGAGTATAATCTCTTTGATATATCAAGCTCACTCATAGTCATAGCTTGTTCATCACAATACATGTCAAGAAATTTTGCTACATTTTTCTCTTGAGCTAGACTTCTTAGCCTATCTAAATATGTCTTCACACCAAATCCTCTAAACTCTATTTTATGCTCTTTCTCCTTTGGAACTAATCTTATAATCAAATAATCAGCTAATTCATTCAGATCATCAACTTCTGTATATCTCTTTAGAAATTCTTGATGATCTAATTTCTTTAGAGGGTTTAATAAATAATAAAGTAGTAATCGAGTCTCAGACCAATTGTAATTTTTTACTCTAGGGTTAGACAAGAATGTCTGCACAGCTTGATGTCTTAATACAGATATAGACTTATCTTTAAGGAATGGTATGATATTCTCTAATTGCTGAAACTCCATAACTTTACCCAATTCTACTCTAGCCCAATCCCTATTTTCAATATCCCCAAACAACTTTGTCACACTAGGATGAAAAGGATCTTTATTCCTTAAATTTGCATATAATAAAGGATCTTTACCAGGTAAACTCATACTTATGGTACATTCAGGCCATTTACCATGTCTGTTTATGTAATTCCTAACAAATGTTTCTTTTGCTTTGTTGACAACCCAGGCAACTGATTCATAAGTTATTTCTTTTTCTATGGTAGTTCTTTTATGTAATTT